AGTTCTCAAAGTCATAAGGGTTCGGAAAATTGCGCCCCAACGACGTGTTGTTCAAAAACTGCATTGCCCAATTTTGCCAGTTGTCCGGCGAATCCAGCCGCCCGAACGCGCCATACGGATCCAAATCCAAAGCAACCTGATTGGCCCAATCGACCAATCCCATATAGCGCGGCAAAGTAACATGTGGCAAACTCATCCGAGCACCGTCCTGTCGCCTGTGTCTAGATGGCCGATGATCTGACCCATCTGATAATCACCATAAACCGAGTTGCTTTCGAACCGCACGCGCAATTCGCGGCGTTGTTCTTTCAACATCACAATTTGTTCGTACGGTTTGTCAGCCGCAGCGCTGGCAGGGAACTCAAAGTCGGTGCTGAAAACTTCCGGCGCGCGAGCGTTTGCACGCCCAGTGATCCTCACCGTCATCGGGCCATTTTGCACGAAATCTGGTTCGATGGCAACGATGCGCAGATATTCATTACGTCCTTGCGGCAATGAGGAAAGGTCTGCTGTTTCAAAGTAACTTTGGATCGGCCGAATGTTCGAACCGTCATATTCGTCAGTCAGCTGCTCTTGGATCCAAATCTTGTAACCATCGCCATCGTCCACAACGCCGGACAAAATCGGCGCGGCGAACGCATTGCTGAACTGGCCTGCGGAACGACCGAAATTAGGCAACTCGGTGTCGTACCAACAATTTTCGCGCAAATTATAAATTACAGCGTGGGTGCATTCAGTCGCGTCGCCGCGTGGATAGCACCACCAAATTTCGCCATAACGCGGCACTTTGAATGCGAACACTTTGTTCTTTTGATTTTGATTGATGCCGTCGAAAAAATAGTTGAGGTTCATCTGGTTCGGCACTTCACGCACCACACCATTGAACATCAAGAAGCGGTCAACGCCGCACCAGAAAAACACGCCGTCGTAATCAATCACGCATTGCGGCGAAATGATCGAGGTGTCGGTAGCAATCACGTCGAACTGGAACACGGTCGCGCCGCCAGTGAACGTAGCGCGAATGACCGCGTCATAAGCCCAAAAGATTCCTGCCGGGGCGCTGCCGGAGCCTGCGCGCAGCGGCAACCCTTTGACGATCTTTTGGCCCCAAGGCCGCGCGATGCCTGCGCCGCCTGCGAGGTCAGTCAAGTTCGTCGGCTCACCCGCTTTGGACCAACCGATTATCCCGTCGGTGCCATAATAAAACAAATAAGGATGCAAGGAAACGATGCCGCCGGTGACGTTGGCGTCAGGCGGCAAAGAAACGCTCACCAGCGGCGCGGTGCCAAGAACGTCACCGAAAAATATTTGACCGCCGGTGTCGTTGCAAATGCATTCCAAATTTGGCGAAACGTGAGCCAAGATGTAATTTTGATTGCTGGACGAATCGTATTGATAATCGAACATCCACAAATTGTCGACTGACCCAGCCAATGCAAACGACCCACCCGCCATGTCCGTATTGGTGGCAGTTATCGTGGTCGTGGTGACGGCAACCGTGTAACCGTTCGGGTCAGAACCAACGCTCACGTCAGCTTCAATCGTGATCACTGCACCGACGTTGCTGGCTGTGTAACCGTGCGTGCCGGTGCCTGTGTTGATGTCGGTGACAACGTCAGCCGCTGTGGTGGACAAATCTGTGTTGAACGCAACCGCGCCGGTGAGGATAGAAACGCCATCAATCGTGATGTCGTCCACGGAACCAGACGCGCCGCCAGTCAACGTCACCGTGCAACTGGACGCGACCGCCACAGGCGTCCTGTCGCTGATTACAGAACTGTTGAGTGTGCTGTCGATCGTGAACCGCTCAAGATAATTCGCGCTACCAGAATGGCAATAAACGAATCCTTGCTGTGTGAAGTTAGACAACCCACGGCTGATTTCAGTCAAATATTTTTGGGTCGAGCGATAGCCGCCCATCTTGCGCGGCAATCCGCGCTGCCAACGCACCCATTGTCCGTCGACGTAGAAGTCGCCTTCATACTTCGTTCCATCCCGCTTTATTCCAGGATTGGATTTGAGGACGATGGTTGTTTCAGGCATCAGAATGTCCCGCCATCAACAACACCCGCAGGCGCGACGCCCAACGCCGCCCATGCAGCGGCTTGGTCAACTGCCGTGAACAACGCGATGCCCGTGGAAGTGCCGCCCAAATTAATCCTCGCGCCGCTGGCGGTTGTTGCACTTGTGCCGCCTTCTGCGATCGTCAATGGCACGGAAATGCCTTGTGTGGTGGCATTCAAAACATCCGTGCCATCGCAATAAAGGATGACACGCTCGCCTTGTCCGACATTGAATCCTGTGCCGCCGCCGGAAGGGTCGATCGTTAACGTATACGCCCCGGTCGTTTGGTTGTCTACCCAATACTGTTGCACCGTCGCAGGAACAACAACCGTTCGGTTGCCGGTCAGCGCCCCCGTGAAACGGTAAGCGATTCTGTTGAGTTCTGACCCGGTGAGCGTATAAGTTCCTGTGCCGGGGATGTTGATGACCGTGTAATCGAACGCGAATACGGCAGACTGACCGAAACCGATTGTGTAGAAATTGGAGCCGTCAGACGCGATGATCGCGCTGTCACCCGGCTGGAAACTCAAGGAAACAGCGCCGTTGATCGTGATCAACCCCGGCGGGTCAGCGAGCACCGCGCCGGAGCCGCTGTTGCGCAAATACATGAACCAGTTGTCGCCGACAGCCGTAGCGTCTGGCAACGTCAATGTGCCGCCTGCACCCGTCCAATTGTACATCTTGGCCCGGTCGTTGACGCCTGCGGTGTAATTCGCATTGAATGCGGTGACAGGGACAGATTGGCTCAACAACGTGCCGACAGCGACGATGCCTGTGCCAGCGAGCGAGCTCGCATTGACTTGGCTGGTTGCCGCGCCATACTGCAATGACCGCCAAGTGCCTGCGGCGGTCGTGTTGTTGGCGAGATAAACCTGCCACAACTCTCCAGCGGCAATCGTTACAACTTGTGTGCCAGTTGCGTTGCGAACCGTGACAGTGTTCGCGCCGCGATTGTTGAAAAGGATCGTGTTGCCGGTGCCTGTTTTGTTGGCTTCTGGCAAATAGATGCTCAGCCCTGCGTCAGCTGTCACATCGATGATGCGGGTGGCAAGATTTTCATTGGTGGAAGTTTCTTCCGGCCAAGAAAGATAAACGCTCGTGGTCAGCGTGAGCGAGCTATAACTTATCTCGCTAGGATAAATGTTCGCGCCGCCGAATACGTCGGTATAGATGGTCATTACGCTTCACTCCTGTTCGCGGTGCGATCCATGATGCGCTTCAAATCTTCGCCGCTCAGAGCTTGCGCCGCACGATCATACATAGCTTGCCACGTTTGGATGCGCTCGTCTTTTTTCAAGAATGGCGCGGCTTCCAGCAACGTGGCATAAAGCAACAAGTCAGGCGCGTATTCCGTGAGCCAGTTGGTTTGGAAATCTTCACCCAAGAATCTTGGCTGCTCGTAATACAAGATTTCCCACGTTTGCGCGGCGTCAGGCGTCGGAGCGATTATCCAATGTTGATAATCATAGTCGGCATAAAACTCTGGTGTGTCGGTTTGCGACTCATCAGGCCAGTAATTGCGGATGTATTCGTAAGAGCGCGCGAACAGCGGCGCGTTGTCGACCGTCATGCTTACGGTGTCGCGCCAGCGGTCTGGCTTGAGATAAACGGCTACCCCGACTTGCAGCGGCGTTTGAACCGCGCGGATGAAGCCTTCAATTTTAAGTTCGCGCGCGATGCGACGCTCGCCGAGCGTAATCAATCGCGGCAACTGTTCGTAAACGATCGCATCGCTTTCCGCAGTGAAGCCGCGCTCTAAATAGCGCCGGACATCCTCCAGCAAGCTGTCATAGGTCATGCTATAGCTCATACTCGCTCCATCGGGTTTGCCGCTGGTTCAGCATGCACCTTTTCAAGATTATGTCTCGGGAAAGCATCTTTAGGCAATTTATAACAGTGCGCATTCGACTTTTCTGCGTCGCACCAACCCCGGCAAAACACGACCGCCGCCGCGCACCCATTTCATCAATTCAACTTTTGCGTTAGCCCAATCTTTTTCTGCAATTCTGCGACGCAGAGTGCTGGCGCGGTATCTTGGAACCCCCACGTTGTACGCAAAATCTGCCAACGCGCCCAAAACTTTCGGGTAAGCAATCAGGTGCGGGGAAGCTTTCAAGACGCCTGCGACATAAGTGTTCTGCAACTCATAGAGCAACCATTCCTCAGCCGTCTCTTTGGTGATCGGTGGATCATCCATCGTCACTCGCGCGCCGCCCGGCTTATAGACTGTGCCGTAACCGATTGTCGGGTATCCAGCGGGGCAAATGTAAGGTGACAGCCGCAACCCTTCGAATGGGCGACAAATGGCAGCGGCCACTTCTACCGCTTCAGCGATTGACCCGGTCATAAACGCGACCCACAAACCAGAAACTGATGATCATGAACATGATCGTCATGTCGTCTTTTGTCCAAATGCCGATCAACACTTCTTTCCAGTTGCCGCCCTGCGCCATCGCCAACTCGAACATTGCAAACTTCACCAAGAAATAAGCAGTGACGAACAGGTAGGTTATGCCCGGACGAACTAGTGCGGAGATACCGGCGATGATCTTGCCTGCTGCTGCGGCTGTTTGCCCTTGCTCTTTGAAGGCTTCTGCCATCGCGTCCATCTCAGCCATCGTCATCTGGGCTTCAGTCTGCCGCATCGCAATCTCACCCCGAACTTTGGCGAACTCCATCTCGGCATTGAGCATCGCCAATTCATGCTTGCGCTCGTTGGCTCGGTCGAACAGCTTGAACACCTCAGGAGCCAACCTCAAGATGCCGCCAAATACACCACCTAACAGGGTCTCAAGCATAATCAACCACCAAAAGAAACGTCTGACAGCGGCGCACCCGAAAATGTGCCATCTGCTACCACACCAGCGCCGCCGCCTGCGCTGACAAAAAACGCTAAAATGACGCCACTCATGCCATTCCCCTCATAAACACCACCGTGTCTGCATCTATAAATACCGCATTCATCATGCACCTCGGCGGAAACTCAATCACCGTAGACTTCACTTTGCAGCCAGACCGATAACTATTCGGCACTTCGCATTGGATCGTTCCAAACTCTTCTTGATTATTGAAGAGAATCAGCGCGTCTCCTTGCGAAAATTCCCCGGCAGGAATTAACACCACCGGGGAATGCTCTATGTTCACGATCTTGTTGGCGTGTTCTTTAAGCAGCTTCATGTCTTCGGATACTTTGCCTTGACCGCTGCAATCTGAGCCGTCATCGCAGCCGCAGCATCGCCACCCTTCCACATCGCATCCAGCTGGTCAGCCAATGATGGATACTCAGCACGCCGCTTGGCATAGTAGTCAGGGTTGTCAGGCCGCACGACCTCGGACTTATCAATATCCACTGTCTGTGGCTCACCACCCATAGGATCAGGAATCTCCCGAGTCTTAGGTGTCAATGCAGCCCAAGCAGCTTCTTTGGCATCAATGTCAGCATAGATTGCCGCCTCTTTGGATGCGATATAAGCCGACAGATCAACGCCCGGAGGAATAAACAACGTCCAGTCGTACGTCTGCCCGTTATGCTCAACCTTCAGATAAGCCAGCGCACGCTCTTCGTTTGGAGCAATGTTCGATGCAACGCCTTCCAATGAAATCATTTTGTAGCCTCCAATCTAAAGTTCTTGCCCGGATGCTGCCCAGTCGGCGGCAGTATCTGGATGTCTTTGAATCCTACATGGGCGCATAAGTCACGCAGAGAATCCGGCGTGTAACCCCACAGATGAGGAGACAACGCGCCGCCCTTTTCAGTCTCAGGCGTAATCCTGTCCACATGCGCCCCAAAAATACACATCGCCGTCATGTGCTGCTCAGCTCCCACTTGCATCAGGTAATCCTTGCAAAGCGCTGCCAAGTCAGGCGTCTCCAGCACCAACTTGCCGCCCTCTTTCAAGGTCTTGTACCAGTTGGTCAGGATGCCGGGAACACGGTGCTGCGGGAAATGCTCGATCACATGACTACCAAATATCTCATCTGCACAGCCCTCCGGCAGATCAAGCTCCATGATGTCCATCTTAATATCAGTGTCGCTGTGCATATCGACACCCATATAACCTTCCAACCGATCACGACCGCAGCCCATGTTGAAGCGGATAGGCTGGCCTTCCTCCTGCATCTGAGCAAGGATTGCCGCATACCCAGCACCGGGGCCAGTGCCTTTAGGCAGACGATCAGCCCAGCGCCGATCAATAAACTCTTTGTCATCCAGCGTCAGCGGTCTGGTGGGCGGGATGTTGGTGTAGTAGTTCTTCAAATCCACCGACGGATGCGCCGTATACATACCTGTCGCCAAGTCCATGTGCAGACACTGAACGTCCGTGTTGACTAGCAGCTTTGTGCCGCGTTTGTGCAAACGATGAACAAAGAAGTTGTCCTCACCAATGAACGGTATCTCATCATTGATGTTGTTGCCAATACAGCAGAAGGGCAAGTCAGGGTTTTCTGCCTTCATGTCTTGCAGGATCTTGATTGGGATCAGCATGATGTCCATGCCAGTCTGCCAAGCGTCAATGATCTGCCCCGGATCGACGTTCGGGATTGTGATCCAGTCACCCTCACGAACCATGATCATCGCGTCTGAGCACTTGATGTAGTACACGCCTGTGATCACCGCGTCAGGATACTGCTCGGACGTGCGCATCAGCTTCTTGAATGCGTCGTAAGGAACAACCGTATCCTCACCAATAAAGAGCATGTACTTGGCACCAGACTCCAGCGCCTGCTCTATCAGGTAGTTACGGGCAACGTCCACCTTCTCACCGCCGATATTGCAAAAGCCATGTGAGAAACCCATCAGGTCTACATGCAGACCGTCATACCCATCAAAATTCTGTGCGGCTGTTTCTTCTAAGTTGCGACGCGGTTGTGCAATCACGACGTACGGCTTAATAGTTTTAGACTCGTCGTAGATTTCCTGCATCGTTGCGATGATTTTCTCTCGGTTGTACACACTCTCTCCTTTGTGTGGTGGTTAAAATTTATTGAAGAACGGCGATAGGGCGTAGCCTATATTTCTTGTTGTTCCGGTGGATATTTTTTCGCCTCTAACTGCACCATACGGTATAAAAACTATTGAACCGTCTTGAGCCAAAACTCCACCAGAGTATCTGCCACCAATAGCAGTATTTATTAAGGCATACGTAGATACAACTCCTGTTGCTGATATTTTTTGACCTCTATCAGCATCATGTGGAACAAAGTGTATATCTCCATTTGGAGCTAATATGCCACCTTGATAAGCTGTTCCTGTTGTGTAAACTAAAGAGTAAGTCGAAACAACGCCAGTCACTGATATTTTTTGTCCTCTGTTTGCGCTGTCTGGAACAAAATGTATATCTCCGTTTGGAGCAAGAACGCCCCCAGCATATGGACCAGCCGTATTAACTAAAGAATAAGTTGAAACAACGCCCGCTGCTGAGATTTTTTGTCCAACAGGTGCATTGTGCGGAACAAAATGTATGTCTCCGTTAGGCGCTAATACGCCGCCCCAATACGCACTAGCTTGCGTGCGAACTAAGGAATAAGTAGATACTACTCCAGCGGATGATACTTTTTGACCAACCGCTGCATTCCAAGGCACAAAATGAATGTCGCCGTTTGGCGCGAGCACGCCACCCCTGTATTTGCTGCCGCCAGCCGTATAAACTAATGAGTAAGTAGAAACAACGCCAGAAGCGTCTACCTTCTGACCTCTAAGAGCATCGTATGGAACAAAATGTATATCACCATTAGATGCTAATACACCGCCATAAGCGTTCAAGCCGGATGTTGTATAAACTAATGAGTAGGTAGATACAACGCCAGTCGCTGAGATTTTTTGCCCACGAACCGCCTTTATGGGAACAAAATGAATGTCCCCGTTAGGCGCAAGCACCCCGCCAGAATAAGCGTCTGCTATTGTGTAAACCAAGCTAAACGTACTCACCGCCCCTGCCGTATTGTTATTGTTGTACGGCACACCGTTGATGACTGTCCGGTCTAGCTCTTTCTTCAGGTTTGTCCACGCCACCAGATCAGTGCCTACCTGACTGGTATCCCCCTGCGGTACTGTTCCTTCTGTCGCGTCTGCGGGGAAAGTACAAAACACATCCTTAGTACCTGCTGCCCAATCTACTTTGTTGTTGCTGTTGGAAGATTCAAAGACTGTATCCCGCGATAAGGTCGTACCGCTAGACGTATAAGTGCCAATCCCTAGTTCCCAAGCAGTGCCGTTGGTGATGCAGTAGTAAGTTTGGTTGGCGTTGCCAATGACTGAGAAGTCTTGGAATCCTGCTACCGCCGCGCCGAGCGTGAACGTACCTGTCCCTGTCGTG